GCAGTACCCACCTCCTTCGATACCAATAAGTTTAAGTATGCTCAAGAAACTAAAATAGGTGAGCCTACTATCCATCCACCCGGTGGTGTTGTAACAAGCGTTGGTCTTGGAGGATTAAAAACAGAAACTAATTATGGCAGTAAACCTAACGTATGATCCAAGCGACGATCCTGAAACCATTGAAGCTGAGGATCAGCGTGATGCAGAGTCACTGGAAATAGGAGAACAGCTTGCAGAAGAAGAAGGTAAACTTCTCGCAGGTAAATATAAAGATGCTGAAGATTTAGAAGCAGCGTACATTGAACTTCAAAAGAAGTTAGGTTCTAATGACAATGAACCTGTAGAAGAAGTAACAGACGAAGTCGAAGAAGAGGATCCTTTTAAAGATGATCCAGCTGGACAAACAGTTTTCCAAGCTGCAACTGAAATGAATGAGTCGGGGGAACTAAGTGAAGATACTTTAGATTCTCTTAAAGAGATGACTGCAGCTGACTTTGTCGAAGCTATGAATCGCATTGACCCTGGTGATGATGATGAGTATGCAGAAGTAGATTCAGATCAAACTGGATTAACAAATACAGATATCAATGA